GCGAACAATTCAAAGAACTAATTTGTTCATTATCAACTCTCTCTACTGTAACTTCTCCGTTTGGCTTAGTGAACTCAACTACCCATTTACCATCTTTGAACTCAATTAATTGACATGCTGCATTGTAACCGGCAACGTGGTAATAAGTCATGGAACCTCCTAGACTATAAGTATATATCACCACTCAAGTGCGGTTGCAATCTCAGGGAACTGTTCTGTGAAGATTTCACGACATCCCTCTGCGATTTGCATGTGTTCCTTCTGAGTACCGTGTCCAGAACGCAGATTGATATAATGGATCCATGATCTTACAGAGCCGGTCATGTAAATTCTTGTTGGCGTGGCCAGGGGCAAGATATTTCGAGCACACTCCTTTGCAACGCCCCTGTTCAACATCTGTTCATACAATGCAATTGCAGAGTCAAACAGTGTCTGGGTTTGCATCTCAAGGTTTTGAACCTCGAATGGATCCATGTCATCAATACTATTCTGACGGTTCTTAGTGTCTTGACGACGGAACTCGGGCATCTTAATTGGATCAAGAGATGTAGACGCAGCATAACGCTGGGAAAACTCTTGATATGTAAATGAGCGATGGCGCAAAATTTGAGCCGCGATTGCTCTGGTCGTATTGATCTCCAGAGTCATGTAGGCCTGTTCAAAGATTGACCAGTGTTCGTGTTTGATACAATACTTGAGGAGACCTGCAGAAGTATCAAAGTTTAATTGATTGTTTGGATTGCTCACACGAGCGACATACGAAATAACTTCTTGCGCCGTTTTCTCAAGAAGTTCACCTGCACCTTGAGTTAGGGCGATAAGTTTGATTTGGTTTGTCATAGAATCTTTAGTCTGGGTATCCGTCGTCATCGTTGTCACTGGTTGTATATGTATTCGTCTTTGATTCTACCACATAAGAGTCTGGATCGGAATAGACTTCAGACTCTAAGAGGTCAATCAGTGACTTAAGATTTCGGACGATTAATTTAAGTTTTTCTCTTTGCATAAAAAAACCTTGTTCTTATTTATTTTAACACAAAAAAAGAGGGGTGTCATCCCCTCTCAGTCTTCTTGACTCCCCAGAATGGAACGCCTCGCGACTTAAGATTAACCCACTTGGCGTAATGTACACCACGATAAGTCAAAAACGCGAAGGTTTTGTCTGGATCGTGTTTATTTGAATCATACTCTGGAAGGTCGTATTCTAATCTGACCTTGAGCATGTCTCCCCCTACTTATGCAATAGAAGGATTTCTCCGTAAAGTAATGACATGCAAGCTATACAACCTAAGGAAATGATTCCTGCAATTTGTAATGCTTCCATGACGATCACTTAACGTAGGTGCGACCGCGATAGCAGAACTCTCCGTGAGTTTCTTCAGCAGTTTGCTTGCACTCATACTTAACACCACGATATGCGGTATTAGCAATTTGAGCATCATGAAGTGCAGCTGCTTTCTCGATCTGCTTTTTGATGAGATGTAAAGTGTTCATTTGTCGTTACCTGAAATACTAGGGTGAATTTAATCTCCCGTTCCTTCAGTCGTTTGCGTCCCAATAGTATCTACATTCTGGTACAGATTCCTTTACGGTCTCTATCAGTTCTACCACAATTTCTTTAGGTAGTTCTGCCCTGTTCACTTTGATACTGAGCATTAAAGCATCAGCATCAGTGCAGGCCATACTAGAATAGAAAAGTAGTTCTAACATGGGATGAACGCTCCGTTCCGCGACTTACTTGCGTCTCATGTATATATCCCATTACATTGACCCTCTACTTTTGACTTAAGATATCCTATCAGATTCAACTTTGATCGAAGATCAAGATTGGGATCCAGTTGGATTTCTATTCGTCTCTGTAAGAACCTTTCACAAGACATATGCCACCCGTAGGGGTTGCCGTCATCATGATGGGCAAGGGTCAATGCCAGTAAGATACTGAGCATGAGATGAACGTAGGTCTACCTTAGACCTTATATACTATGTAGTCAAGTATTTTTGTATAATGTGATACAATCTTAACTTATCTTACGATACGTTGAAGAGTGTGTCGTTCAGACTTGACCTGTTCTATTATAACGTCTATTCCGATTTTTGGGAAGCAATCCCCGCAAGTAAAAATATCCACCGCAGCCGTTCCCTTTTCTGGCCACGTATGGATACTGATATGACTTTCCGCAAGGAGAACCAGAACGGTTACACCCTGCGGATCAAATTGTTTTGAAATGATTTGTATTACCGTAGCACCACTACAGATTGCAGCATCTTCAAGGAGACCCCTGAGATAGAACTCGTCGTTAAGGACGGTATAACTGCAACCATAGAGGTTCAGTAAGTAATGATCGCCCATCAGTCTTCGATTGCTTCGGAGTCAATACCATATTCATTGATGAGTTTATCGATCTTCGTTTCTTCACCACCAAGTTTGGTGATTTCGTGAATAGAAGACTTCTTGTACTTCTTAAGTTTTTTATACTGTTTGATAATCTTGTTGATCTCACTAGTGCGGATATTGAGTTTTAACTCTTTATCCTCTTTATCAGTAAAACCCTTAAATCCGTCGCTCATCGTTTCTTCTTTTTTTCTTCGGTTGGTTTGTACCCATACAGTTTAGGGTTTACTGTACCGTTTGTCCAGTCCAAAGCCTGGAGATTTTTGTACTTATCGTAATAATAATCAAAGATGTCTACTTGTCCACCCTGAGTGATATCTTGTTTTTTGTTTTGTTCTTCATCTAGGTATGTTACCAAGTATGAGTTACTTGGCAATCCTTTGTCTTCAGCTGCAGTTGGATCGCAGTTTTCAATTAATACTCTCACGCTACCCATGGTTACCTCAAGAACGACCTCCCCATTGAATGTCGGGATACGCTTCCTCGACTAGTTCTCGGGTGATCTTGTACTTTGTTTGGAGTTGTTTATCCTTTACAAGGATAAGGATCTCCGCTTCTTTTGGATTAAGTTGTTCACAGATGTTGATAAACATCGTTTCTTTACGAAGGCGGTTCATCGCGTCATTACCACCTTTTACAAAGTTATAAAGTTTATCCCACTCTTTGCGAATACTAGAAGCAGTGATTTCACGATCTTCCTGTGCGGTAAGAGGCACTTCTCCAGGTGGAAGATCGGATTTTACAGTCTCATCAAAGTTCCAGATGAAGACTGCTTTGATAAAGTTTTCGTTATATTGTTGAAGAATTTCAATCTTCTTTGCCTTAGTTCTCTCTGCAACAACTGCGGAAAGAATTTCATCGACTCTTGATGAAGGAGTGAGAACTACCTTCGGAGTCGATGATTTCTTAGCTGCAGGTTTACGAGTAGTAGTGGACTTGCGTTTAGTCGTCGTCCTCTTCGTCGTAGTCATAATCGTTTTCAAATCGTACTGCTAAAATTTCATCAGGAATTACATTCCCATTTTCATCAAACATTTCAGGATGAACTGATCCTAAACCTGCGGAGGAGTAAATTACGTGCTCTTTCCAAAGCCAACCAATTATGCCACCAATCATCAGAAACATAAAGGTCATCATGCTGAAAAGCGCAATTACGGGACCTGTCATAGCTCTATCCTCCGAGAGACTCTACTTAGTTTTTCTTATATCTGTCGAAAATTCAAAGTAAATATGAATCTCTCGTTTAAGGAGAGAAAGCATTTTACCGAATTTTACATGCAATGTTTTCGGTTTTTCAGGGGGTTTCTTTCTCCTTAATAATAGCTCCACACCTCTATTTATGTGTAATTCCTGATCCTTGGAATTCATACTAGTGACTTATCTCTGAGGTATGAAATGGTTTCTCTGGCTCCACCAAGAAGCTCATCATCACAGATAACTCTGGGGAAAGTAGATCCTTCACCAAACTTATCAACAAATTCTTGTTTTGTGTAGTCTTCCCCCAATTCGTAGACAGTGCAGTCCATACCGCAAAGTTCAAGAACAGTCTTTACTTTGTAACAGTGTGGACAACCCTCTTTACTGTAGACAATAAATTTCATAAAAAATACATACGTGGGATAATTGTACTATGACTTCAATTTTCTGACAAGGTGTTCGGCCCAATCTTCCATTTTGTCTGGGTGAATTGCACGAATATCACCTTCTTCTACGGCTTTTTCCATTGATTCAATTTCTTTGGAGCAGAGTTCTTTTTGTTCTCTCTTAAAAGTCATAGTGTGTAAGTATCTAGTAGTATTTTATCTAGTATTGTTAGGGTTTCAACGATTTCGGTCAAAATCGTAATAATACTTAGAATGTTTCAAGTCATCCAGTTGTTCCTGGTAAAACTCCCGAGTAAAACCATCGTTGAAGGGGGATTCGGCTTGGATTTGCAGATTGATCTCCTCTTTACTTTTACGGTCAGCCTCATGACACATCGCATCAATTTCAGCTTCAGTGTACTGACTATATCGAGACATATCGGGAGACTCAAGACCATCTGATACTAGTTGGCGCATACGATCAACTCGCATCGCCTGTTCTTGAAAATACTTACTGTTATTTAAAAGTACCTCTTGCAATTCTTCATAAAATTGCTTGGGAGTTACTTTTTCATCTTGAATGTAATCAAACACCGCCTCGTCTAGACGTTGTTTGCGTTGTTCTTCATACGTCTTCGGATTCATCGTAGACCTCTTCAATGGTTTCAACGTCAACTGGACGAGTAGCTTCGTACTCGATTGCAGCCTCAATAATAACCTTAATCTCTTCGTCCGTCAAGTCGTTCATCCAACTCCAACGTTCGTCTTTAGAATCCCACTCGAAAGAGTAGGATCCATTGGAGTTCTGTATGATGTTCAGTCCTGATGGGTGAATTTTAGTTGGTTCAGTCATCTCTTTCTAGATCTAAAGTAACACAGTGAAAACAACCACTTAGAGTTCTGGACTGTCTCATGGGTAACATAGCACATTCAATTCCATGTCCCTCCAAAATCTTTCTGGT